CACTAGATATTTTTTCAGATAATTTAATACCTATTGGATTATTAATTCCTCTCATAAATTCTATATGAGCACCATCTAATTGTCTTGTTCTTTCTCCTAACCAAACTAAATGTGCAGAACAATCATATGGTTTATTACTACGTGAATCATATCTAGTTAATGATTCCTCATAATTTAATAATAGACATTCATGACCAGTATAAATATTTGTTGCAATAAACTTATCATCTCTAGTATTTATTCCTAAACCTTGAATAAATTGTAAACTTTGACTAACTTTATCTGCTAATATACGATATTTTGATCCTTCAATTGTCTTTTCTACAAAATCTAAATTCCATGCATGAACTCTCTTTATATCTGCATATCCACCGTAAGAAAATGCTCTTAAAATATTTAATGTTTGTACAGACTGATAATAGGCGTGTAACATTCTTTGAGGATTTGGTGTTCTGTCATTAATATCATTAATAATATCACCCCTATAAGTTAATAGTCCATCTGTATCATATTCTTCAGATCTAGGTTTAGCAAATTGTCCTGCCATTCTGCCTATTTTAGTTACAGGTAAACCTGAACCATATGTTAAAATTAATCCCATTTGTAATATTAATCGATACGTATCTCTAACTTTATCAACTTTAAAATCTTTAAAACTTTCTGCACAATCACCTCCCATTAATAAAAATCCTTGACCAATACTAATTTTTGATAATGATTCTTGTAAATTATCACACTCTCCTGCAAAAACTAAAGGTGCTAATTTAGATAATTCTGATTCAACTTTCATTAATTCTTCTTTATTTGGATAAGATGGAATTTGTTTTATACTCTTTGATCTCCACGATATTTTAGTCCATGCTAAAGAACTAATAAATAATTCAGACAAAATAAAATATATCAGACAAAATTTCATATATTTTATATATTGTTCTATTTTTTAGGACATTACTTATTTTTAAATCCTTATAAACAAATTATTACATAAAAATATATTTGTATTATATAATAATGAGTAAATTAGATGAAGTTAATATAATAATGGATTTAGAAATTAATACAAATAAATATTTAGCTAAATTAATTAAAAAATATAAAAATGAATTAAATGGTTTTACTTATTTACCTGATATAAATGATATAATCCAACAGAAAAAAATATTTATTAGATATATTAGTGTAAAAGGAATATTAGGCTTTGGTGGATTTTATAATAAAGTTATTAAGAAAAATGATAAATTTTATATATTACTTGTAAATCAAAATAAACAATTTTGGGAAATAAGTTTCGATGATAATTTTATTTTTTATAAAAATATAGAAAATAATAATGATCAAAAAAGAAATTTTTTTACTGATTTATTAAAAAAATATACTTAAGCTTCTGATTTAAGTAAAAACATTGATAAAATAAATATAATAAAAACAGCAATAATAGTTGATATTAATGATTGCATAGATGTAGTCATCATAGTAATATTTTTACCATCTTTATCTTTATTGGTACTATTATACCATGAATTAATACCCCAGTTTGTAAAAAAAACTACGAAAAGAATTGCAATATGATCCATAAAATTCATTTTATATATATATATTAATTTAGAAATTTTATATATTTTTTCTAAATTATTGATTCAACATTTAATTTTTGTTTACCTTTTTTTGCAAAAAAATATAAAGTACATAAGTTATTTTCTAAATTATATGTAGCACCATTAATATCTCGTTTATTAACTTTATTAAAACATTCATCTTTAGTTAGATTTGTGTTATTGCTCATAATAATTGACTTTTCGTCCATTTCAAAATTTTTTTCATTATAAACAATTTGTTCAAATTTTTCTTTTATTTCATTATCTTTTGATGGATTTTTAAATAAAATTATAAGAATAAATAAAAATACAATTAAATAAATTAAAATATTTTTTATCATTTATTAAATTATATAAAATATTTTTATAAATGCAATATATCATATCAAAGAACTACTTTTTTTAATAATAAATATTTATTTTTATATTTTAAATATTTTTTAAGATAATTAATAGAAGGTTTTTGCTGAGCGATTAATTCATATGATGGTCTTGCTTGATAAATACGTGTATTTTTCATTTTAGATCTAATTATAGAAAAATTATTATTATCTATTTTTAAAACTTGGGGTGATCTTCCTAATAATATTTTTTTCTCATCATCGATATCATTAATTTTTTGACCTAGTAAAAAAGTTTGATCTTGAGCTCGAGATGAACCAATATCAACTCTATATATTAATTGTTCATTATTATGATCACATCCCATATTTATTCCATATATTCTATTTTTTAACACATCTTGTGGTCCTTCATCTGGTGGACCTATAAGTACTTCAACTTTTTGATTAGAATTAGCATCATCTACAACTGTAAATGTTTTCATATTAATATTTTTTGTATTACTTTGTTGTATACAATGTCCAATAAAAGTTTTTATACTATGAACAAAACTTATTTGTTCTGGAGTATAAGGTTCTGAAAATTCAAAAAAATTATATAAATTATTAATATGATCATTACATTTTTTAGGATTTAACTCTTCACCAATATCTCTATCCCATAATAAATTATCCATATTTACTAATTCTGGCTCACCCGATATGAATTTACCTGAAAATCTATTAAATATTTTACGAATATTCTCAGAATTTTGTTGAGGATCATTTATAATATTATTTATTTTTTTAATTAAACTAAAAGGAACCTGTTTAATTGATGCATGAACAAATATATAATTATTAATTTTTAATAAAATTCCATTACCTCCTTCCATAAGTAAATTATATCCAGAATTACCATATTGAAAACATAATTGTCTAGTTTCTGTTTGTCCTGTTATTCTATTCTTATAATAATTTTCAACACGAGATAATCTTTGAAATGTTTGATTTTTATAGGCTCTATCTCCTAAAATATTAGCTATTTCATGATTACCTAATAATTTATAAATTTTACCTCCCGATAGCAAAGACATTTTATTTATTGAATTTATAAATCTTAATATTTTTACTTCTAATTGATTATAATCATGAATAGTTGTATTTATTCCTTCTATATATTTTTCCAAAAAATTTATATCTTGACCTCTACTACCATCAATTAGATCACCAATAATCACAACAATACTATTATTACCACACCATTCATAACCTAATGTTTCATCATAATTAAAATCTTCTGAAAAAATATTTAAATTTAACATATCTTCTAAATATGGATCTGAATTTTTTGGTAAATATTTATCTGGACCAAAACTATCTAAATTTGGTAATTCCATACCAGATTTCTTTTTAATTACACCAGCACAATCTCTTAAACTTATTATTAGAGCATGAATATCTGCATGAACATCTGAAAATACATAGATTGGTATTGGTATTGTTGAGTCAATAGTTATATCTGACTCATACGTATTTGATGGTAATATTTCAAATATCTCACTATTTGTAAGATAATCTTTTGTTGCTTGTGGTGTATTAGTATTAAAAGCAGACATTATATATTAAAACTTATATTTTTTTTTTTTTTATATAAAAAATTTATTATCATTTGATGGATTTTTAAATTAAATATATTTACTCCTTTTTTAGTTTGAATGTTAGTTGTTTATTATAATCAAGTTCCTGTATTATTATAATAAAGTCCTGTAGTATTATAATCAACTTCCTGTAGTATTATAATCAAGTTCCTGTAGTATTATAATCAATTTCCTATAGTATTATAATCAAGTCCTGTAGTATTATAATCAAGTTCCTGTAGTATTATAATCAAGGTTTTAACTAAATATTACGTTGACCAACATTACCATTAAACCAATACCTATGTTGATCTTGATAATCACCACGACACATTCTAAAACCGTCTGAATCTCCACTTAAAGTCCAAGACCCAATTCTTATTTTATCAACATATAATGTTCCACTTCCACACCAAAGATCTTTTGCTGCAAAAGATCTATAATCATTTAGATTATCTGTTTTTCTTAAACGTACCCATTGTGTTGCATTATCCCCGTCAGCTGATATTGTTGTATTATTAGGTAAATTTAATAAACCTTTAATTGTAGTATTGCCATTAATTTGTACATTATCCCACATAGTAATTTTTCTATTTGGTCATGTGCCTTGTCCTACAATACATAAACTATTTGCATCATATGTTGAATCTGTTATTGTTGATGAAACACCATCAGCTGATTTACCAACGGAAAGACGACTACCATTAATAGTTGCATTACCATTAATAGTTGTATTACCAGTTGGATCTAATGTTAAACAATCATTAACCCAACCTGATCCAATATCACCAGTACCACTCAAATTAGATATTTTAAATTTTCCATCTTTATCATTAGTTAAACCATAGTGAACAATACCATCACCTCTAAATTTTATTTGAGAAGAACCGATTTTTACTTGTTTTCCAGGATCGCCTGTTTTTACACTTAATTCATTTGTTATATTAAGTGCACCTGGCATAGTTAACGTATTATTAGTTGTTAATTGGGTAGCAATACTTGATAAATTTCTAATTGCTTCAATGTCAGCTTGGTATCCTGTAGTTGTACTTTGAAAGTTTTCACGTTTATAAATATAAATCAAGTAAAAGAACATTATTATTGTTATAATAAAATACAAATCTGATTTATCAAGCATAATTAAATTACTAAATAAAAAAATTATTTAAATAATTAATATTATATGATTTAATGTCAAAATTAGAATTGATTACAAAAGATTTAAAAGAAGTCATAGGTTTGAAAGAACTTGAAGAAAAAATAAATAGTGGAAAAGAATTAAGTGCTTATTGGGGAACTGCACCAACAGGTAAACCACACATAGGATACTTAGTGCCAATGATTAAAATAGCCCATTTACTTAAAGCAGATTGTAATGTTAAAATTTTATTTGCAGATTTACATGCGTTTTTAGATGCAATGAAGTCAACATTTGAACAATTAGATTATAGAACAAAATATTACGAATTTGTTATTAAAGGTTTATTAGAATGCTTAAATGTAGATATAACTAAACTTGAATTTGTTAAAGGAAGTGAATATCAATTATCTAAAGAATATACACTTGATGTTTATAAATTAATGTCAAAAATAACATTAGATGCTGCTCAAAAAGGAGGTGCTGAAGTTGTTAAACAATCAGAAAATCCTTTATTAAGTGGTATGGTTTATCCTATATTACAAGTTTTAGATGAAGTTTATCTAAAAACTGATATTGAATTAGGTGGTGTTGATCAACGTAAAATTTTTATGATGAGTAGAGATCATTTACATAAATTAGGATATAAACCTAATATACATCTTATGAATCAAATGATTCCTAATTTAACTGGAAAATCTATAGATGAAAAAATGAGTTCTTCTGATATTAATTCAAAAATTGATCTATTAGATACACCAAAAGATATTAAAAAAAAAATAAATAAAGCATATCTTGAACCAAAAAATATTGATTGCCCATTATTTATGTTTATAAGATATGTTGTATTTCCAATTTTAGAATTAAAAAATGAAATATTTATAATTAATCGAGATGAAAAATGGGGTGGTTTGACAACTTTTAATGATTATGAAGATTTAACTAATAATTATATTAAAGATAAAGTAACACCTCCAGATATTAAATTAGGTATAACAGATTTTTTAATAAAATTATTGGAACCATTAAAAATAAAATTTGATAATAATAATGAAATACAACAAATTATTAAGATTGCTTATTCATAAATAAAAAAATATTTTCATCATCTAATTTTTTTAAAATATCAATTGATTTACTTGTTATAAACTCTCTTTCATTATTATCTAATAAATTATGTAATTCATCGATAAAACAATGTTGATCATAGACAGTTTCATTAAAATGTTTTAATTTATTTATTTTTATATGTTTTTTCATTAAATAATATGAAATCCAAATATCATCATGAAGAAAAATAAATTGATATGATTTTATTTTTTCGTAAAAATTAATAATACAATCTAAACAATTTATTGGTAAAGCAAATATATCAACTCCTTGACCAATAATTAATCCATTCCAATCATATGAATGAAATGTAAATGCATTTTTATTATCTTTTATATTTTTATAAATAATATCAAATGCATATGTTTTATATATAACATCATCATCAACAAGTAGTATAAAATCATCATTATGAAAATCATTCTTACATGTTAATATTCCTAATAATTTTGTACCTGGTCCATAATCATCATCAATAATATTTATTTCTACCATTGATTTATATTTAGTTTTTATTTTTTCTAATTCAAACATTTCAGGTGTTAAATTTGGATAATAGCTTAAAATTGTTTTATTAAATCTTTTATAATATTTTGGTATATTAATAAATATTTTTTCAGGTAAATATGATTGTGATAATATTGAATCAATTGTTTTATAAATATAAAAAATTCTAGAAGGAATTGTTGTCATTGAAACATAGAATTTCATAATTATAATGTTTTATATATTAAATAATAAAAAACACATTCTTAATTGTATTGTTTTATATATTTAAAATTTGTGGTAGTGTTAAAAGCTCTTTAATTATATTTGATGTTAATTTGGTATTAATTACACGTTTTATAAGCAAATTAGTAAATAAATAAGCTTTTTTATATTTTTTATTTTCAATATACATTTTAATAATTTTTTTTGTTTCAATCACACCACTTAACGGTATATTATTATCATCACTATACAAAAAATTTTTGATTTTATTCTCTAATTCTTTGAATTCTTCTTTATTATAAGAACATTTTCTATTAGCAGTTGTTAAAGCAATTGCAATTGCTTGTTTTTTATCTTTAACAATTTTATCATTACTGAGTTTTAATTCTTTTTTATTAAATTCTTTAATTGTTTTTTTTATTATATTATTACTACATTTTTCATGATTCATTATTATATTTTACAAAATAAAATCTTATCATTATTAATATTATGAATATTTTGGATTATTATGTAATCCACATGGAAAATAAAAAAGATAGATATGAAAATATTAAAAATATGGAACAAAAATTAGGTATTCCGATAAACATTTTTTATGGTATTGATGGAAATAGTGATGATATTAATAATATATCTAAATTTGATAGTAATTTAAATTTAAAAAATAAATTTGATTATAATGGAGTCATTGGGTGTTATTTAAGTCATTTTTTGTTATTAAAACAAATATACAATAACAATTTTAATAATGAATATTCAGTTATATTTGAGGATGATTTTGATATTCAAGTTAATGATTTGAATGATAAAATAAATGATGCAATCAATAATATTGATATTGATTTTGATTTTATATTTTTAGGTATTGAAGGATATACTGTTGGTGATAATTATAAAAATAATTTGTATTTTATTAATAAAAAAAAAAAAACTTGGGGATTTCAAGGATACGTAGTTA